CATATCGCTCCTTTGTGTGTAAGTGTCAATTATAACAGCCTTTTACCAATCTGTCAATCAGTCCCCACGAACGTCCGTGTTCAGCGTAGGGTTAATTGCGCGGCGTAGTTCTACCTCACGCTTGTGGGCCGCGGCCTTGCCTCGCAGTGTTTCATGAACTAGTACTTCTATCTCGCTCTTGTTGTTCAGAGTGCGCAGGGCCTGGCAAAGCAACCAGTCCTTGTTTTCTTTCTTGGCACGATAGAAGTGCTTGGCCGCACGAGCAAGAACACTCTTATTAATAGTAGTCTCTGTTTTGGCAGTGACTCCTATGTAGTTGGCACCGTTGACACGTAGCTCATATATAATATGCGTACGGTCTACTCGCTTTTTACGGGTGGGCTTTTCTAAGTTCATGTTATAATTATAGCACCTTTCGCCCAAAGTGTCAACCAAAACAAAAAGACCCTAGTGTTAGTAGGGCCTTTGTTGCGTAATTACAACTCCATGCTCGCGTGTAATGTGTATGCTACTGTCTCCGTCCTCGTCAAAGTTCTCGTGTATGTGTATGCTTGTAACTGTAACTGCTTCTAGCTCGCAGTCCCATATGCTGTCGCCTGCAAGTTGCACCTCTACGTTGCAATCGTATGTTGTACTAACACTGTCTTCGCTAGTGTCTGTGCTTGCTAGTGTCAGTTTGTCGCTAACATTAAATTGTGTTGCTTGCATTGTTTGCTTTCTGTGTGTTAAAAACGTATTATAGCACACTTCTGTCCAAAATGCAAGTGTGCTATAAAAAGCCCTTACGGGCTCTAGGGTCATGCGTTCTGCATGTACGTATTAATAAACAGCTCCCCCACGTCGCAGCTTACGTAGGTGTCTCCCTGCATGCCCTGCTCGCTGTAGCTGACATCGCTGCTATCAAAGCCCATGCTAGTGAACAATGCTTTAAGCTCTGTCATAAACAGCTTGTCTGTGTATATGAGACCGTGTTTAGCTGTGTCCCAGCTTGCTGCTGTAAAACGTACACGTAGCTCGCCGAAGTCCAGCTCATCGTTTGTGTAGCTTAGTTGCAGACCAGTGATGTCTACAGCAGCTTTAGTGTTGCTCCAATAGCCCCCACCACTTGTGTGCAGTGTTGCGTTAACTTTGATCATGCATTGCTCCTGTTTAAAAATGTATTATAGCAGCTTTTCGCCAAAATGTCAACCAAAAGGGACTAGACCCTAGAGGGCCCTGGGTTTCTCAGATCTCATCGCTCTCTGCTACTGTAGTGGTGGGCCCCCCGTGAGTCGAACACGGCACCAATGGATTATGAGTCCACTGCTCTAACCAACATGAGCTAGGGGCCCGTTAACGTTGCTGCTGTTGCGCGGATTGAAGCCCACGTCACCAAACACAATATGCTGCTGCTCCATGGCTCGAGCCACGTTGGCTGCTGGGATTGCCGGCTTGACCCACTCTCGGTCATCACCCTGCCCATCCAGTTTCAAGTCATTGGGCCGTTCGGGTATTCCCTCTACTGCTGCTGGATCTTTACTTGGTGTTGTCATTGGCGTCATCCTTGTTGTATTGTAATATCATTCGGTGTAGGGGTTCCATCTGTTCCTGGAATATGTCAGGACTGGTCTGCGCAGCTCGCTTCATGTCATATTCACCAGGGTAATGTCGCAGAGCCCCTCGAGCACGATCACGAATACCTGCAGCTACTCTGGGAGTCAACTTGGGATCGCATAGTTCTTGCAGCAGCCGTTTGGCCTGTAGTATGCTGCGGTAACGTTCGTCTGGTAGTGTCATAATAGTTGCGTTCGATAGTTGCAAGGGATCTCGGCTCCTTGATAAAGCTCTTTTCTTAAACATGTACTTATTATACAGTCAATCCGCTATAAAGTCAACCACTAGCAGCGGGGCCTTTGGCAAGAACTCCCGCGGCTCAGGTTGCAGCAATGGATCGGGTGCCCACTCCCTACTAGTAGTAGAGTACACTCTAGACTCATATGCTCTAGTGTTGTTGGTGTATAGTAGTACAACAGCTTCTGGGATTGCTTGCATCGTGTATTTACACAGTGATATGTCTGTTATACAAGTACACTTTCACTCACATGTGTACACAATATACGTATACCTTAGCAGCGGGGCCTATCGTGGTGTACGGTACTCCAGTGTCGACTAGGTCGCTGCACACGATCACCGTGATCGTATGGTGATAAATACTGGCGGAGCCGTTTTTTCATGGTAGAAACACCTTGATCTGAGTCATTTGAGCAGAGTACATACCATAACTCACACGTATACTAGAATCTCTCCATGGTGGTTAATGAGGCTTAAGTCAAATGGTCACACAATTCCACACTTTCTCACACTTTATTGCACTTTTCGTATACACTACATGTACTAACCATGCGCAGCGGGGCCTATACGCAGGGTCTCTCGTAATCTACTGACAGTAAATCACACTTTTCCATACAAAACCATCATTATTAACACTTTTTCGTACAGTAGAATCTAGTCTGCTATCTCTATAGTGTTCTCTTCAATGCACCATGTGGCCGTTACTATGGTGCCATCCGTCATGCCACAGCGTTCCAGTTCCAAATTGTCCAACTCTATTCTCTCTACGCGAAGCGTAAAGCCCAAGTGCGAGTTACGAGCACGTTGGGCGATTCGTGCGCCTGCACGAGTCTTGTAGTAACGATGGCGCTCCAGTGTGTGCTTGTGTACCAGATAGTATACAGTGTGTATCATGCTAACTCAGTATCATCCCCATTATTAAACCCACTGCAAACGACATGGCACACACATACACTAGAGTTAGCACATAAAGCACATCATCCAATATAACAGTCTTGATCCTGTCCATGTCAATCACGCTTGGATGTCCACTTGTGCTCGGGGACGAGTTTGTTCCACTTGACCCTTGCGATCATAGATATAGTAATAGTAGTAAGTTTCACGGATTTCCATTCTACCGCCCACATCCACATACTGTCTACGCACAGTTTCCACACGATTGTTCTGTATGTTTTGGCTAGTTGATATAGCAGTGGTCACAATGGGATCTATGCGCATATTACTATTTATAAACCTTGAAAATTTTTGCGCTTCGCGCTGCTCTTCGAGCAGCTTCTGGAATTGGCCTGCCCCCAATCGCTGTTCACGTTTAGCTTGAGTCCGCTTGCACTCTAGTAAATATTGTCATGATTGCCTATGACAATAATTATATACGAGTGATAGATGGTGTGTTTGATTCTGAGTTTTGCACACACCTGATTGATCAGTTTGAACTGGGCTCCAAGTATCATAAAGAAACACCAGGCAAGCTGATTGAACTGGACTGCTACAATGCTAGACACAATCCCAAAGCGTGGATACCTGGTAACAGGGACATATGGCGGGGATATGATTGGACAGAGGATACTGACAAGATCATGGATCGTTTGAAGCCTGAACTGGATCAATATCGAGCTCACTGGGACAAACTCAACTGCCTACCCAATGCCTACTCAGCAGAGGGCATACGTATCAAGTGCTATCGTCCCGGTGAACATGAGTTCAAGGTTCACGTGGATCAGGGCACACGAGAAAGTGCCAGTCGATTCATAGCTGTACTGATATATCTAAACGACAACGAAGCGGGGACTGAGTTTCCCTTGGAAAACTATTTGGTTCAAGCTCGCGAGGGCCGCATAGTGATCTTTAGTCCATCTTGGCAGTTCCCTCATAGAGGTCTAATGCCCATGACTCGCACCAAATATATCATGAGTACCTACTTACATTTTATACCCGCCGATGACTACAAATAACTGTTTTGGAACACCCATATTCGTGCATGATCTAGAGGGCCAAGAGCTGACTCTGGTACAGAACGAAATAGCTGATGTGGTTGACACCATACCTCAAGTGGCCACACCCTGGGCTGAACGTGGCATGACCAGCTATCAAACCGAAGGCTGTAATGATCTGCAGACCTACAAATTGGACCACCTTACCCGTGCTGTGTTTGGCAGTGTGGGCATGCTGTTGAAGGACATAGGCTATCCCTTGGGTACCCCCTGGAACTTGTGTGACTCGTGGTTCAATTGGTACAGTGAGGGTGACTTTATGTTTGAACATGTACACCCAGAGCGTCGCATATCGGGCTGCTACTATTACTCAACCACGGGCACGGACGGTGAGCTCAAATTCAAGAACCCCAACCCTCTCATGCAGATGAAGCAGTGGCCCGCAGATCTCCTACGTGATCAGGACTATAGGGTTGAGCCCCGCATTGGGCGCTTGGTGCTGTTTCCCAGCTGGCTGGCTCACAGGGTCAGTATCAATACCACCAAGCAAACTAGGATAAGTATAGCATTCAATATAGCATAACAAGGATAGAACATGCCAACACACAAGTTATTTTCATCACCCATACACATTAGAGATTTTGAAGGCCCTGAGCTGGACGAAATACAACAGTGTGTGGCTGGAGCCCTAGAGCGTCTAGAGCCCACCCGTGACCAGCAACGTCACCATTTGACCACTACCTTTGACTTTGACGGAGTCAACGATATCCGTCGCTCAAACATGGAGCCTCTAGCTTGGGGCATATGGGCAGCCATGAAGGAATACTTTCATGAGCTGGTGTTGACACCCATCAACTTGGAAATAGGTGAAAGCTGGGTCAACTACTACAATGAAGGAGACTTCATGTACGATCACGAGCATCCCAGCGGAGTGATCAGTGGTGTTTACTACTACGCCATGCCTGAAAACGCAGGTGGAGATATTTACTTCCGTAGCCCCAACCCGCTAATGCATCATCGTGTTTGGCCACAGTGTGGAGACCCTGACTTTCAGCAGTACAAGGTAACTCCCAAGGTAGGACGCTTGCTCCTATTCCCCAGCTGGCTCACACACTCTGTTATGCCTGTTACTGGCACAGAGCAAAAGATATCTGTCAGCTTTAACCTGTGTCCGCCTCCAATACCCATGTCAGGTCCATCAAACACACAGTTTTAAGCAATGGGCTAAATATCAGTATGAACAAATTGATTACAATATTTGCCCTAGTAGCTCTAACAGGTTGCGCTCAAATGAAGTCTTGGGTGCCCAGCTTCAGTGACACAAATCAATCGGCCAAGATCATTGATGTGCGCATGAGCATTGATCAACTGGATTGCGACAAGCCGCACCTGGCGCAGGTTCGTCAGATCAAAGATAATCTGCGTTGGTTTGAGCTTTACTCACAAAACGCAGGGTTTCGCAATCAAGATGTGCTGATGTTAATCAAGCCCATGCAGTCCACAGTTGATGACTTTTACAAGCGTAGTCTACAGGATGCTCAGGGTTCCAAGGGCTATTGTGAAATCAAAAAGAAGCTGATGGCCTCACAGGCCAATGCTGCTGCTGAAGTTATCCTAGGAAGATTCTAAAATGACAGAACTAGATCAATTATTACACTCGGACCAAGACTGGATTCGTGTACGTGCCGAAACAGCATTGCAAATTGTGAACCAAAGACAAACAGGACAAATCACCAGTGATGAAGCTCGTGAGTTGCTAGAGGATCTAGTTCGTACAGATCAATTGGAAGCTGAAGCAGATGATATGGCCATGAAAACCATGTTGGTCAATGTGGTCCGTGGTATCAGTTTGGTAGTATAATCATGAGAATATTCGAACTATTCGCCAATTCAGTTGTGGATGAAGAGCCTGCTTCAAGATCTCTTTGCACATCAGGCAAACCCGATTCGGCTCTAGGCGCTAGCCAATTGTCAAGCTGTAAATCGCAGGGCTATCGCAGTCGTGATGGCGGCAAGAGTCACAAGATTGGTGGTGAACGTCAAAAGGTGCGTGGTAAAAAAATTAAAGGTAAAAAATACGGGGGTCCGCTCCCTGACTGGTCATAAAAGGATTCGGTATGTCCCCAATCAAACCTGGCAATTTACTTATTGCGCCACCCGCTATGCTAGACCCTAGGTTTAGCAAATCAGTTTTGCTAATCACCCAACACGGTATCGAAGGTACACAGGCCCTGTGTATCAACAAAACAATGGGTCACGGACTGAATGAAGTAATTGGTCGTATGGGACTTGAGCTTCCGGACAATCCCAAAATGTATTGGGGTGGGCCAGTAGGAGTCAATACTGTTTGGATGCTGCATGAAACTGGTTGGCTCTGTGAGAACACCATGAAAGTCAACAACAATTGGGCCATGACTTCAAGTATGAATATGTTTGAAAATGTTGCTGATGGAGACAGCCCAGCAGACTATCGAGTATTCATGGGATTGTGTTCATGGCGGCCAGGACAACTAGAACAAGAACTAAATGGCACCGGGCCGTTTTCAATTGAAAGCAGTTGGTTAGTGGCTGACGCACCTAGTGCAAAAGAATTGTTTTCACAACCCAATAGAGACTTGTGGCAAAACTGCTGTGAGCTCGCAGGAACACAAGCAGTCAGCCACTGGCTAGCCTAAGTCCAAGTACGGTGGTCTTCGGCTACCCATTCAACACCGTCGTACTCACCGATGTGCCATAACACATCCCCGGGAATTTCAACAATCTTAAGATTAGCCAACCCACTGCTGGCTGTTGAACCCATTTCTTTAACAATTTTAACTAGGTAAGGGTCGTCACGAGCAACGTCACGTTCATACCAGCTAGGATCAGTAATGCCTGCCAGTTCTATGTAGCGTTTCTTTGCTTCGTCGCTGAGACCGAATCCGCCATAGCAATCATTGATTACCACATAACGGACTCCGGTTTTTAACGTGTCTAACAACTTTTGTGGGTCAGTCATTTTTTCTTTTTCTTCTTTTTCTTTTCTACAGGAAACGGAATATCGTTCAACATGCGATGTTGATCAATTGCTTCTTGTAGCGCAATTTCAATTAACTCATTAAATGTGATATCACGATCGTGTGCAATCTTCATGTAGAGTAATAGATCATCGTCTGAGAATTCTACTTGCATTTGTACACGAGTGTCGTAATCTTCGCCTTCACGAATGGCCAGACCTTTTTGGATAAAGTCATCAACCACCTCTAGCTCAATATAGTTAATATCGTCCCAAGCTTCGTTGAGATTAACATCACGTTGATTGGCTTCTCGATCGTGATCTGCTTTAAACTCAGGATTAACCAATCGATAGGCACGATTGTGAACGTAGTCGTGTGCTTGTGCTTCATAGACAGCTTGTGTCTTGGTATCAAAGATGATGGTAAAACTGTGTCCATCTTGCTCACCGTTCCATGAATCTAACATGTAAGCATCATTGCCATAGCATTGCCAACAGTAGTCACTGCCCTCTGTGATACGATAATTGACCAGTTCCATCCATTCTTTAAGCGTGATCATTTTGATTCCTTTATAGAAGTTAACAATTTTTTATTTCTCTCGTCTTGCTCTTTGCGAGCCCTTTTGGTATCGTTGCTCAATCGCAACAGCATGTCGTAGTCTCGAGCCCACTTTACACCTGCCAACCAATCTTCTAATCTTTCAAGACTGCCTACAAACAGTTCAGCATCACGTGAATATATTGGTAGTGCTTTGTGATCCTTTGGCACTAGGCTTAGAGCCCCGTGATTATCGGTCCAATCACCGTGTTTGCTCTTGCTGAACTTAAAGCCCAGTGTATCAATTTGCTTTTCGATGTCGCGAAGTCTTTGAATTGTATTCCAACCGCTCATATTAGCCTTTCTTTGTTGCTATTTGTGTATTATACAGTCTAATTAGAAAAAAGTCAATAAGGTTTTATGTTTTTTATCAACTCAGCATTTGGTATTAGTCCTATACCGTATTTGGCATGAAATTCATCAAATGAATTCAATTGATTTGGATCTACAGGTAAGCCATATATCTTTAACCATGTATGCACACAGTTGACGACTTCTTGATCTGTGAAATTCTCCATGATAAAATAAATTGATTGGTCTACCTTACGGTGAAACTTCTTTTGTCTACCATGCACAGCCTGCATTTCTTGGGCTAGTTTATGGCAGTAGTGCTCTGCGCCTTTGAGCAATGTCCAAAGTTTATTAGGATCGTTCATTTAAACAATTTCTTTTTGTGAAATAGTGTCCGATATCCAGCTAATCCAGCAAATCTCATAAACTCAAGTCTACTGCGCACTCCCGGAGCATGCTCTACAGTCATTGCCCATTCATCACGTTTAAACGGAATAATCTGTATTAAAGGCTGTCCAAGTTCTAATTTAAATTCTGTATCAGTTAACGCATATCCGGGCAACGATACTTCCAAGTCGTGATCGTCTGTATCAACAATGGATGGCATCAAAGTATATCGTTCTTCAAAATGATAAAACGGCTGAATGAACAAACAACTATACCCCGGCGGAGTACGAACAATCCACGGCTGATTGATTTTAAAATAATGTTTAGCAGTCCCATTAATCTTGATAGGACATTGTTGGTAATCATGCGACTTTACATAATCTCTTACAACTGATTTAGTGGTGTAATCTGTAACACCTTCTGCTTCGAACGGCTGTATGATAGTGTCATAGGGATTGGTTAAAATATATCCGCTGGTGATCATGTCCTGCACAGGCACACAATGTTTTATTGTGGGCCAGCCTTCTCCAGGATACTGATTCTTTTTCCACATGTCCAAATCACGATACCAGTCTGGTACCAGTTTGTTTGCAGGCCTAGGAGGAAAATGTTCTATTACTGCAGGATCAGTCGATGTGAAACTAATATCCATTAGACCTTTTCTCCCCTAGCAAATCCTCTAAATTTGAGAAACCTGGGAAATCGCAAGCTGTACGTTCCGTCTTGGTTTTGAGTGACAGCATCGGCTCGCACTTCGACCACATGACCAATGATGTCAGCACGTTCCCGCCAATAACTATCACGGTCGTCATCAGTAAAACCTGAACCCACGTTAACTCTAATTGTCTTACCATCATCAATACCTTCACAGATAACAGCACCAAGACGTCCTTCGTTGCGACCAGTACCTTCTTCAACATCTTTAATCTCCAATGATACTTCGATAAATGGTTTGAGCTTTAACCATGCAGTATCACGTTTACATACATAGCTAGCATCAATGCTCTTTAACATTACGCCTTCAAATCCTGACGCAATGGCCTTCTTGTTAAACTCTTTAAATTCAATTTCACCTACCAAGGTATCTAAATCCACTTCGACTTGAGGAACCAATTCGATACAGCCTGTATCAGCAAATATGTTTGCAAATGTCTTTAGCATATTACTACGACGACGCTGTCCCATTACACTCTCGCCTGACTTAAACTCGCTCAAAGGCAAGATATCAAACAAATGTAATACCGCATCTGTGGCAGCTACGTTGCTCTTGCGATGTACCTGTTTCATCAAGTCCTGGAATGAACCCGACATGATCTCACCGTCCAAAATATAGCTACGTCCAAAGTTATCTAGATTGTCTTCTAAAGCCTTAGTAATGTGTCCAAAGTTTTCCAGTACTTTACCATTACGAGTATACTGCACAACTGTGCGGCTTTCGTAATCGATAACAGTTAGGCAACGAACACCATCTAGTTTATGTTCTAAGAGCTTTTTGCCTTTAACTTTCTTTTCGTGATTGGCAGAATCGTGTGCCAACATGCATTCAAACACAGGAACCTTATAGACATCCTTGCCTGTTTTCTTAGCAACTGTGTTTACAGTCTTTTCGCTAACGCCACAGCGTAAATCTTTAATAAGAATACGACGATAGAAATCGTTCCACTGTTGTTTAGAAGCCACACCCATTGCCAATTGAATAGCATCACGAGCGGCATGACCCGTGAGCTCTCTACGATACAACGACTGAGCCAACAACTTAAAGTTATCCCAGGTCAGACCCTGTCCATTATCTTCTTCTTTAGTTGGTACTTGCTTGACACCAAATGTATAGAGCTTGTCTAAACACATGCCAACGCCTTCAAAGAACTCTGTGAGATCTTCTTTCATGGCAGTTTCCAAAATAGCTTCTTTAGCCAATCGGCTATTGTCTGCTTCTAATTGTTGAATAATAACTTCTGGTTGTGTACGCACAAGAGCTCCTAATCTTTTACTGTATTACTATTATAACATCGAACAGGATAAAAGTCAAGCTATATTGAAACTGATTACATATCGATCTTCAGAGCTTTGATTCTTTTGGGTACGATGATTAACCCATCCGGGGAATATAACAACATCGCCGGTTTGGACAGGAATTTCTCTCCAAGTATCGTCAGTGGGCTTCTTGCTACCGTTCCAATGATAGAATAGAGGATCGGCTATTTCCAAATTGCCTCCGTTAGCAGGTTGATGTACATACAGTACAGCCACTAAGGGAGTCGATCGATGTTGATGTTCGTCAGTCCAAGCACCTGTTGGATGAATGTTTGCCCAACTAGCACCAATTCTACGTTGATCATTTGGATATCCCCAATGCCGCCACGCTTTGTTTACATTGGGAAATAACCATTTTAAGAAAGGTTGTAACTCTTTCCAATAATGCGGAGCATTGGGATCACTAGAAGAACTTAATCCGCCGTTCCGTTCGAGCCCTGAATTTAAATTAGAACTAGTAGATAATAAATCTATAACCTTATCTTTAACTGAGTCTAAGGGGCCTTCGTAATGACTACTCCAAATAAGATGTTCAAATATCTGTACCGGTTGCATTATGAATATTATTCCTCACTAAACAACTCAGAAAATGTAGTACAAGAAGCAACAGCTTCTACATTACTTGGATCGTATAGATCTGTACGCTCTGCTGGAATCATAAAACGGTCCATCATCTTCTTAACATAACACCAATCTTTGCCGCGAACTATGCCGTCGGCAGTTGTAATAACATAGTTACGAGTATTAAAGAAATCCATTAGGTCTTGAATTGTTTTACCAAATGCTCGCGGCTGTGTCTCAACACACTCAATTTGCACAATAGGACGATTGGTGGCAATAGTATTGCTAGCACCTTCCAACACGTTGAGTTCATACCCTTCTACATCAATCTTGATAATATCTACATCTGTAAAGTTGTAGCTGTCTAAGGTAAGTTGTGGAACACTCACACGCTGATAGCCTGTGTTTACTTTAACTGCCTTGCCGGTAACAGTTTGGTATCCGTCGTTGCTTACGCGATTGTGTCCGTCGTTCTTTTTAATGTGCATTTCTACAGTACCTGAAGTAGGACCTAATGCTACATTGTATGTATTAATCTTACCGGCAACAGCTAGACTAGCCCAAGTGTCGTTGGCTTCTTTCCACCAACCCGTTGATGGGTCTTGATGATGTTGATTAAGGGCAATGTTGTCTAACGCAACTTGATATGTAGCAGGCACAGGTTCAAAGCCATGAACCTCTTGTGCAAATGTAGCATACTCCCAAGTGTTCATGCCAATGTTCATGCCAATGTCCAATATCTTGCGAGGATTCGGGCAAAGCTCACGTAGGTGCAATAGGTTTTGCTTTTGATAAGGACCTGCCTTGAGTCGTTGAGTATAGAAGCTGTCGCTATCCCACACCCACATCTGTCTGCCTATTTTATTTGTGATTAGTATTTTTTGTGTTTGAGCCTGTACGGTCATAGAATTCTCCTTGTGCTAGTACTTATGGTCTCCGGTCAAAAAGCCTAGTAAAACTGGCCTAAATATCCCAGACTTGAAATAGGCTTTCTTCGGTGTTATTACAAAACGGAATCATTCCGTACTTGGCTTCGTATGCACCCATAAGCTGATCTTCAAGAGCATCAAATTTATCGGTAAACCAAAATGCAACTTCAACGTCGTCAAAGTTGGTCAATCCCTTTTCCAAACGCAATTCACGATACTTGGCAAAGTATTCTGTGGTACCTACCCCTTTGTTCCATTTGTCAGTGCCATCTAGTTTAACACCGTGTTTCCAAATGCGATCGTAGATGTCCTTGCCCTTGCCAATATAAAATCCATGTGGGAATACTGAATCACGCAAAATATAGATACCGGGCCGTCCTTCTGCAAGTGGACAAGGACGTTGCTCTAGGCTTTCTGTTAAGGGTAGTTTGGCAAAGGTAGCAGTCGCACCATATTTTTTATTACGCAGGCGCCATCCGTTGTCAGAATGTGTACGTTCTTTTGAACCACGATCCTGTTCATAGTGCTCGAACACATCGCCTACAAATTTATAAAACTTAGTGCGATTTACCTTTGCCATTTCAATGCCTTTGTGTTAATGATATGTATATTATACAGTTAGATAGAGATACTGTCAATTGATTTGGACTTCAAAAAACTTATCAAATAATGGTTTGTTTTCTGCAATCTTTTCTATCTTCCTCATGGCACTATTTGGAATACGGAATGTGTACGACCCATACGGACCTGTTTGTTCCCAATAACCCCATTCGTTACCTTTAACATACGGAGGGTGAAACCCATTTACCGCATCGGCTGCAATTTGTTTTCGTCCGTTTTCGTAGGCTTCTTTGAATCGATCTTGCAAATATGGGTCGCTGAAATCGTATAGTCCTTCTTTGGTTACAACCTGACCATTATCATCATAACGAATTCTATACTGTGTCTGTAGTTTTTCTCGAACGTGCGATAGTTCATAAGGATTGTCTATGATGTCCTCAACTCTTGACGAGCCTACACTGTGCGGACTGGTAGAATCATTCTTTCTAGTCTTGACTTCAATGCCTTCTAATGGCATGTCGACGCCTCGTTCGTTACTGATATTGTGTCCGTTTTTAGCTAATTCTTTTTCAGCCCACCGACCCACGTTTCCATTTAGTTGTTTAATTGGAATTTCAGTTCCAACTACGATTCCGTTTTTAATTGTTTTGATCATATGATCCAATCCTTTCTAGTGTTTCTAAAATTTTACGATATCTATGAATATCCTCGGGAGTCGAATTGTTTTTTAACAAATTACATCGGTTACAAATAATCCACAAGTTATCAATGTCATTGGTTCCGTCTAGGCTTCTAGGAACAATATGATCAGTACTAGGTGTATGAATGTCTGACTTGTCTACGTTGTTTTTGCCTAGTCCATAGTTTAAAGGACTTCCACAACACTCACAAGTTTCTCCGCATTTGGCTAGAAAAGGTTCGTACTCCACACTCCATTTCTGTGCATTCTTCCACGCCCACACTGGTCTCAAGTCATTGGTCTCACACACAGTACGAAAGAGTTCTCGACTATAATATGTACCTGGATCGTATTTGGGATATAGTTTAGCCATTTGCAAATTCCTCATCTTCAACTGAGTCAGTTAGACGAGGCATGTTGATTGCAAAGGGTTTAGGAACAAGGGCCTTGCCACTTAACTGTTCGTATGCATCAATGATTCCTGATGCAATTTTTTCACGAACTCCCATACCTTTATAGTTTGTTGGATAGACTGCTTCAAACTCGTCCTTGATGTCTAAATGCAACCGTTCAGAGCTTTCAAAGAAGTTCGAACATTGGAAAATTACATCTTCGAATAGCTCATCAGAGTAATTCTTTGAATCGATCATTAACTCTCGGACTTTGAGGAATCCTAACATTGTGGCTGTGTAGATGCGTTCAGTAGGCCAGTAAGTTCTCATCTTTGGAAGAACAGCACTTATGCCTTCTAGTCCGTAGTTGTCGCGAGCCAAAAACAAATCACTAATGTGAGTAATTGTACCAGCTGATCGTTTCTTGTATGCTGTTTCGCAACCAGCATCTACTATGCATTTTTCAAGGGCAACTGCTTCCGCAACACCCATGATAACTTCTTGTTGATGAATAAAGAATTTTGCCATTGGCTCGTTGTCGTTGTTAAGGGCCAACAACATCTGGCTTTCAACATTCTCATCTTCGCTTTTCACAAAGAAGACCGGCACCATACTGGCCTCGCTATATTGGTTGATCCATTCGGTACTATGCTGCTGACCATCTGCACCATAATATCTATCTTCTTTTTCACTATAACGGCATTGCAATGGAGTTACACAATTGATGTTCCATTTATTGCGCAGTTTCTTTTGATGTTTGGGTTCTGGCCAACGCTGTCGTTCATAATTGAAATAAACTTTCTCAGCAGGTACCCATGCAAAATGCAATACATCTTGGTACTTAAAATTTGGGTTTGATTTTGTAGATCCAATTCGTTTCTGCACCATTCGAGAAACTTGAACCAACGATACTTTTTTATCTTTGCGACCTTGACTGGGGTCAAAAGGCTGCATTTTTAACTCATCTGATTTTGACATTTTTTTCCTTTAACTTAGAAATGTATAAGGCGTTATCTTACCCTATGCATAAATTATAACAGGACCCGCGGGTCCTGTCAAGTGATATTTTGGATAGGCTATCCTAGATAGTCTTCCCAACTAGGGTGAGCTATATGAAACCCTCGATGTCTACGGCTATCAACCAATTCCCAAAAGTCAGGCTTGTAAGGCATACGCTTTGGCTTCATTCTGGTTTGGTTTGCTTTGCGATAGTTACAAGGTTTACAAGCGGTAGACAAGTTGGTCCAGGCGCTCTTCCCACCTAAACTAATTGGTAGCACATGATCTAATGTGGCATCGCTGTCTGTTGTGTGTGCGCCACAATACTGACATTCGTATCTGTCACGTAAAAATATGTTTCTCTTACTTAACTTAACGTGTTGCTTGGGTTTTTGATATTCTTTGAGCATAATTACAGCCGGCACTCTAGTTTCCCAACGTGCTGAACGAACGACCCAATCTTCATACCAAGCCATGACAGAAACTTTGTCCAATACGAGATAGCGAATGGATTCTTGCCAATCTACAATGCTTAAGGGCAAGATGCTAACAGGTTGTGCATCGGCATTTAATACTAATGTTGTCATGAGGATTCTTAAAAAAGTATTTACTCTATGATTCAGTATACACTCACTTTAGCAACAAAACAAGTGCTAAATGAATAAAATACATATAGGAGTTGACTTAATCTTCTCTATCCCGTACAATAATAAAACATTAGATAACTTAAGGAACAATACATGTTAGTACCAATGGTAGTTGAATCTACAAACAAAGGCGAGCGGGCCTATGACATCTATAGCCGCTTGCTTAAAGAACGAATTATTATGCTAAACGGTCCAGTTGAAGACGGAATGGCTAACATTATTGTTGCCCAACTGTTGTTCTTAGAAAGTGAGAATCCAGACAAAGATATCAGTTTGTTTATTAATAGTCCAGGCGGAGTTGTCACTGCTGGATTGAGCATATATGATACTATGCAGTTTATCAAACCAGATATTGCAACGTATGTTATGGGACAAGCCTGTAGTATGGGAAGCCTGTTGGCCACAGCAGGAGCGCAAGGTAAGAGATTTATGTTGCCCTATGCTCGACACATGATTCATCAACCTAGTGGTGGAGCACGAGGCCAGGCAACTGACATGCAAATTCAAGTAGAAGAAATTCTCAAGATGAAGAAAGAGCTTACTGGCATTTACCAAAAGCACAATAGCAAAGGAAAAACCTTTGCACAACTAACAACAGATATGGAACGCGACAAGTTCATGTCTGCCCAGGAAGCCCTTGACTACGGGCTTATTGATAAAATTATTGAGAAACGATAATGACACAAAGACTAGAAGGTAAAGTAGATAAAGGCTGGGGCTACGAAATCATTTGGGCCACAAACGACAAGTACTGTGGTAAGATTATGGTATTTGAAAAACTAGGTGCAAAGTTTAGTATGCACTTCCATAAAGAAAAAGAAGAAACTTGGTTTGTCAATGCCGGCCAATTTAAAGTTGTGTGGTGTGATACCAAAACTGCAAAATATCACGAAAAGATCCTAGATGAAGGAGCCACTTGGCACAACCCTCCGTTGCAACCTCATCAGTTAATTGCCCTGAAACCAAACTCAATGATATTTGAAGTTAGCACAGCAGACTCAGTAGAAGACAATTACAGAATCATCCCAGGAGACAGCCAAAGTGCAACCACAACAGAATCAAGCCCAACCTAAGATTGTTTGGGGCGGTGGAGAGTTCCGCACAAAATGTGTAGTAGGTTTAGATCGCGACGGGGTAATCAATCGCGACTTAGGAACCTATTGTCACCGCATAGACGACTTTGATCCTATTGAAGGTAGCTTAGAAGCTATTGCAGATCTTAGACGTAAAGGACATAAAATTGTTATCATTACGGACCAAGGTGGTATCGAAAAAGGCCTGTATACTCAGCAAGATGTTGATACCCTACATGAGCATATGCTAGATCTATTAGGCAAGGCAGGGTGTTTTAGTATTGACGGTATCTATTATAGTGCCAGCAGTCGAAAAGAAGATCCGTTTGCCAAACCCAATACCGGCATGTTCAAACGTTGCGAAAAAGAAATCAAAGATATCAAATTCAAAGAAGGCTATTATGTTGGTGACAAGATAAAAGACTTAAAAGCTGCTGCCAATATGGGTGCTAAACCTGTCTTGGTTCGAACTGGGTATGGATTAGAAACAGAAAAAGAACTTAATCGTTACGCTCACAAAGATCTAAAACGAAAGACTTTGGTGTTTGATAACTTGGCTGCATTTGTAGCAACACTGCCATGACAACTGTGTTTGTAAACGGTACCTTTGACATATTGCATCCTGGACATGTGCTGTTGTTAAACACAGCACGGAGCTTCGGTGATTATCTCATCGTAGCAATTGACAGCGACGATCGAGTGGCAAAATTAAAAGGGCCAACTCGCCCTATCAATAATGCAGGCGATCGAAGAGCAATGCTGTCTAATCTAAAAGCTGTAAACGAAGTACAGATATTTGACAGCGATGAAGAACTGGCTATGCTGGTAAAGCAGTTTCGTCCTGCGGTCATGATGGTAGGTAGCGACTGGCGTGGCAAGCCGGTAATTGGTAGTGAATACGCAAAACGTATAGAATACTTTGAGAGAATAAATGGATACTCAACAACAAACACAATTCAACATATTATTACTAGGGGATGATTGCACCGACGTCTACAAATATGGCAGTGTAGATCGTATCAGTCCAGAAGCACCTGTGCCAGTGTTCGTACCCAAGTACGACATAGTTAAAGATGGCATGGCCGGCAATGTGCGTAAGAATCTAGAAGCATTGGGATGTGAAGTAACATTCTTGCACGGCGAAAGCTCTACCAAGACTAGACTAATAGATACACGTAGTAAACAACAGATAGTACGCATCGACAGAGATGTTATATCAGATCCTATAACCATTGACTCAGAGCTACCTACCGTGTACGATGCCATTGTTGTTAGCGACTACAACAAGGGTACAGTAAGCTACGAGTTGATTGAAGAACTACGCAAAGAATTTAGCGGACCTATTTTTGTTGACACAAAGAAAACAGATCTAGCAAGACTAGAAGGTTGTTTTATTAAGATAAACGAACTTGAACATAGCCGTGCTACAAGTTTCCCAACAGGTGTTCCGTCGGGACTAATTGTTACCTATGGTGACCAAGGAGTTGTATACGGAGACTTTGCATTTGGTGCTCGCACTGTTGAGGTAGCAGATGTTTGTGGTGCAGGCGACACATTCTTAGCAGCCCTGGCGTTTCAATATCTAAAATCTAAAGATATGCATGTTGCAATTACATTTGCCATCAAAGCAAGTGCTGTGACAGTACAGCATTTAGGAAACTATGCTCCTACACTAGAGGAAATAAAATGATAGCCCTAACAGGCGCCGGCGGCTTTATCGGTAGTGTAGTATTGGGGTACCTAAACAAGCAAGGTATTACTGATGTATACCTCTTTGATGACCTGCCTACAGAAAATCAGTACAAGAATCTAATAGGCAAACAATATCTAGGACTGCATTCTACTAAAGAAATTGTCAGTGACCTCAGTGACTTTGATTGTGTAATACATATCGGTGCTAACTCAAGCACATTAGAAAGAGATTGGGCCAGTATCTATAACACCAATGTGTCAAGTACTCGACGATGGCATGACCTATGTAGAGAGCAAGGAAAGAAATTTATCTTTACCAGTAGTGCAGCAGTTTACGGTAATGGAAAAGGTCCACTTAATCACTACGCATTTAGTAAACAAGTAAGCGAACAAGAAATTACTGACGGAGTGATACTACGATTGTTTAATGTTTACGGACCAAACGAATATCATAAAGATCGAATGGCTAGTACTGTTTATCATTGGTATCAACAACTACAACAAACTGGAACAATTAAGATATTTGAAAACAGTTCTAGTTACTACAGAGATTTTATATACGTAGAAGATGTTGCTCGTACTGTGTATCATTTTATCAATAATTATCAACCAGGTGTATACGATGTTGGTACCGGAGAAAGCATAAACTTTGAAAGCATAGCCAACATCGTAATTAACGAGTTCGGGTCAGGTGAGAAAGAATACGTACCAATGCCTGCTGATTTAAAAGAACAATATCAATTGGATACTAAAGCCGATACATCTGCGTTGATCGATGCTGGATTAGATGTTATTCAGTTCTTCGAAGCCTGGCAAGGTATTCAAGAATATATCAAATATCTCAAGACTAATCAAACTTATTGAACGATGCTTTCAACGCAGTGATTAGATCTTCAATTAGACCGTCATCGTGAAACGGAGTTGGTGCAATACGCAGCCGTTCTGTTCCTACTGCAACAGTGGGACTATTGATAGCCTGAATATAGATATTGTGTTCGTTTAACAGCTCATCGCTGATTGCTTTGCATTTCTTGGCATCGCCTACAAGGATTGGCACAATGTGTGTAGTTGAGCATTCCATAGCCGGTAAGCCTGCTACAGTTAATCTATGCTTTAACTTTCTAGCACGTTCTTGATGCTTGTCACGCAGCTCAGGATGATCCTTCAAGTACTTGACAGCAGCCAATGCACCAGAACAGCTCACAGGGCTCATGCTTGTGGTAAAGATAAACCCAGCAGCTACAGAACGGATGGCGTCGATAACCTCAGCATCGGCAGCAATATAGCCACCTTGGACTCCATAGGCTTTCCCTAATGTACCATTGACTATGTCAATACGGGATTGTAGCCCAAGCTCTTCAACTTTCCCACCACCGTGGGGTCCATAGAGTCCTACCGCATGAACTTCATCAATATATGTCATGGCATTATATTTGTCTGCTAGATCGCAGATTTCTTTAATGTGTCCTACATCGCCATCCATCGAGTAAACTGATTCAAATACAACACAAGGCACATTACCAGTTAGTGTTACCGCGGCCAGTGCATCTTCGAGTTGTTGTAGATTGTTGTGTTCGAAAACTGTTTTGGGAGCCCGGCTGTGGATCATGCCCACAACAAGACTGTTGTGATTTTCGCTATCACTAACAAAGTGTATGTTGGGAATGATCTTTGACAAAGCAATCAAAGTCCACTCATTAGCCACATATGCTGAGCTAAACAGTAGAGCTTTGGCTTTGTTATGTAGCATTGCAAGTTCGTGTTCAAGTGCCACGTGATAGTGACTAGTGCCGCCAATGTTGCGTGTTCCGCCTGAACCTGCTCCGGTCATGTCTAATGCCGTGTGCATGGCATCCAATACTACTTTATGCTGTCCCATGCCCAAGTAGTCGTTGCTACACCAGTTTACAATGTTTTTAATATTGTAAGGCCCGTACCAAATAGCTTCTGGAAACTTGCCGCGTTCACGTAGTATATCGTTGAACACGCGGTATTTTCCGTTGTCTTTGAGTGTTTTAAGTAGGGTGTTAAAGGGTTTCTTGTCTATCATAGTAAACGTATTTAACCGATAAATATAGAGTTATGGATATAATCAAACTTAGTGGAATGAACAACAATGACGAAACAATCAATTAACATCGGTAATACGGCCAACGATCAATCGGGTGATAGTTTACGACTTGCATTTGATAAAATTAATAGAAACTTCACAGAACTGTACACTGCATTGGGAATAAATGCAGACGTTAATTTAAATCTCGGTGCGTTTGAATTCAACGGCAGTATAATGACTACTACTGATAGTTCAGCTATTGTGATTGATCAAGCAACTACCATAACTAGCAACTTGACAGTGGGCGGGGACATTGTTGCAAGCAATATTAAAAAAGTAACAAGCACAACTGGTTTAAAACAAGTTTATTTTGATCCTACTACCGGACAGTTAGTCACTGTAATTTAAGTTAAATATCCTAAAGAGAACACACAATGGCAGCTAACGGAATATCAACACTGACAATACCAACTGGCTTAACAGCAACCAGTTTTAACGGGGGCGGCGCCAGCAGTTATCTAGTGGCAGTGGGCACGTTCAACTATGGCGCATACGGAGTAGGAACCCTAGCCACTAGAAAAGACAGTGGCACCTTAGACACTTACATGGCACAGGTAATTGCCCTGGGTGCTGGTGCTAGGAACTGGACTTTTGTGCCAGCCAACGGCCAACCCAGTTTTACAAGATCAATGAACCAACCTGATGGCACAGGTGAATCCAATGATCCTAGTGAGTCTGGTGTTGACATTTGGACTATCACCACAGCAAATTCACTAGCCCTTGCAGGCAGTGGTGCTGGTGAACTTAATACATCGTTAATTCCCAACGGCACATCATTTGTCATATACGCAACTGAGTTAGGTGGCGGTGGCGGAGCAGACAAAGAGGCAAGACAGATTGCTAAACTTGATATTGCTGCAGCCAAACGTCAAGGTAAAACTGTAGCAACTGATGGAACTATCAGTGGCGCAGTGGATTCTACCAAACCGTACTATCGTGCTAAAAATACTTACGATCTTGCATTTTTGCCAACACAATATGATGGTACCGATATTGTTGACAACGCAAACACCAGCGGATTATTACAAGGTCGTCCTTGGTACGATCCAAACACCGAAGCAACATACAACGGTGAAGTTATTGAAGTAAGCCCAGGTATATGGCGTACTAACTATGAAGGTTATCATTACGAAGCTCCAAACTTCTTTGACACTGCTGCCTTAAAAGCTGCTCCTAATAACTTTAACGGAGCAGATAACGACATTAATGAGCCAGCACTACCAAACTCAACCAGCATGATGTTGAAGGGTTATTTTAGAACTACCTACACTGGTAATCACACAATATACTTGAGTTGTGATGACGGCGCCTATCTATGGTTCGGAGACAACGCCATCACCAACTGGCGAAGCGGTAATACACTGACTAATGTATCTATAGCAAACGGTGGTCTACACGGCGAGAGTGAAGTGTCAACTACAGTCGCTCTAACAGCAGGCACATACATTCCCTTGCGTGTGATGTTTGGTAATGGTCCAGACGGTCCAGGAGTGCTAACTGTCAGTTATGAGTATCCAGGACAGGCCAAGACATCGGACTTTACCGGTAAGATCTTCTACAGAACATCAACTAACGGCTTCTAATATGACCGAAGAAACAGAAACATATAAACGATTGGAAAATCAAGGATGCCCCTGCTGGTGCGGCAAGCATTGTGGGTCAAGCTGTATGACAGATGGCTGCGACTGCACTGACTGTGAGTGTTTTGAGTGTCAGGACAAAGATATACAATGAGGATATAACTGATAAGTAAAAGTTATGTATAGAAAGTATATCAACATCGTAGAAGCAGCCAACAAAGGCTGTCCCATTGCAACACACGATCTAGAAGTGAATGTCAAGAACAGACAGACCGCTATAGACAAACATCACTATGGTCCTGCTAATCCAGACAAACCTGGCTCATATTGGAAAGACGCAGCCAAGCAGTGGAACATTGATGAAAAGACTGCCAAGACCATGCAGTGTGGTAACTGTGCGGCCTTTAACATCTCTGATGCAATGTATACCTGTATTCACGATGGCATGGGTCAAGAAGCCTATCAAGCAGAAAAGACTCGTGAAGCAGCTGACCTAGGCTACTGTAATCTATTGCATTTCAAATGTGCTGGCACCCGCAGTTGTGAATTATGGATCACCGGCGGACCTATTGTAAAATAAAATGATTACGCTGACTGATAATCAGTTTGATTCAAATGGTTATTGGGATCAGCCCGTAGAGAAATTGCTCTATCAACCCACAGTAGAAGATCTAGATCTCTTTGATCAAAACGGTTATGATCTTACACAGTTAGAACAGCACTTTGCCTACGGCAACAGAATCAAACCCAAGAAGCACAGAGAACATCTGCAAGCTCTTAAACAAGAATGGTTTACACAAATGCCTAGGATAGAAGGCTCACATCTCAATCACAGTCTGCTATTTGAACGCAAAGGCTACACAGGTGCTGCCCTAGAAGAACTAGAGTTCTGGGCTAAGACATTGCCACTAGTCAACAAAGTCATTGCCCTACGTCCTAAGTGGGGACTAGACTTCTCAATGGACTATGCTGATCGTGATGGCCGGGCATTTGAAGTACTACATTGGGAATGGGACAGCTTTGTCTACGAAGAAACACAATGCATCAAAGAAATTGTAGAGCCCATCTTGTTAGCCATTGACTGGGTAGATGCCGCTGAACAGATCCTAGCACACAAAGACGAGTGGTATCCTTTAGATTTCTTTGCACAGAGTCGTTGGAAGTGCGAATACTTTGGTATCCCAGAGGAGAGATTCAAAATGGTTGCTTGGGCATAAATAATAGCACTTATTGGAGTATAAATGAAACGATTTCTATTACTGCTGTTAGCAGTTCCTGCGTTAGCATTTGCACAAGGCAAGATGCCCGCAAAGTCGGCAACATACGATGCACAAATTATCAGAGTGAGTGATGGCGATACAGTTGTTATCGCCGCACCCTTTCTCCCACTACCGCTCAAACCAGAGTTGGCTGTTAGAATCTACGGAGTCGACACGCCAGAAAAAGGACACAGAGCTCAATGTCCTCAAGAAGACCAGCGAGCGCAATTGGCGAGTAAATTTACAACTCAAGCCCTACAATCCCACCCAAAGCACCAAGTTATTATCTATGGATGGGATAAGTTTGGTGGCCGTATATTGGGAGA